GAGTTGTGACGGTGGACAGCGCCCACAACACGGAGAAGTACGCGTGGCTTAATGGCTACGTTGGTGACGCGTTCAGACGCCTGCCCTTGTCTGTCTTCGGACGGGAGGTGGAGGACTGGGCGAGTCAGGTGAGGTTTCGGGGAGAGGGAGTTTTGGTGAGCGGCGACCTAGAGGCCGCTACCGATTCTCTTCGGTCGGAGTTCTTTGAGGCCGTGTTTCTTGCTCTACAACAAGAGCTTGGGGACGACGTCTTGAACGAGAAAGCAGTAAGAGAGGTCTACGCTTTTACGACCAGGTCACGGATGTGGGGGATGAAACAGCGACGGGGGCAATTGATGGGATCAATCCTATCTTTCCCTTTCCTGTGTATCGCTTCCCTATCCGCTTTTGTATACTCTCAGGAGGAGTTCCTGGGAACCTTTCTGTCCGCGGAGCCTAAGCAAGCTTTAGAACTGCTTATGTCTTTGGACGGCGTTGGCGTGAACGGTGATGACTTGGTATTCCTGGCAAGGAATCGAAGCCAAGTAGACCGTTGGGAGCTGGGCGTGGCGGGCTTAGGGGGACGAGTGAGTAGGGGTAAAACTCTTCTCAATCCAACCTGGTGCACCGTGAACTCCATGCTCCTAAAGAGGGAAGGTGATGAATTACTCCCGGTATTCGTACCGAGACCTTCTCTTTTGATCGCCGCGTGCGTTGGGGATATCCCGACTCCTACGAACTGGAGAGAGTACTTGAGTACGCCGCTTTTGGACGAAGCAGCGCGGAAAGAGCTCAATCTGGAATGTAGCTTAAAAGCCACAGTGCCAAAAAGCTGGGGTGGGTCCGGAATCCTTTTAGCCGAGTGGGACATGCTCGGCCAAAGGCAGAAAAATGCGTTGACTCTTGCCCGAAGAGCAGCGCGGGGGGTAGAGGTCTCGTCATGGCGTGGGTCTAGCAATGGACTAGCGCATGTTCAACGAGTGGACTACGAGCTGGGCGATCAGAGCGTTTACGTACTGGAGGCGTCTTATGCCAAGGCATATGCACGCGTGTACGGAAGCAAGTTCGCGTTATGGAAGGACCCTGTGGCCGGGGTCGACTCGAGTCGTATCAGTTCCTTGGAGCTGGCAGCGGCAAAGGTCGATTACGAAAGGTTGCGGGATCTCGAAGTTCGTGGAAAGCGTCTGGTGCGAATGAGTATACGGTTAGCACCTGTGTACTACGCTGAGGATGTGACGTTCGTTCGTGATTGCCCGGTGAACCCTGACCTTAGTTCAGAGCGGCTCCTTGGGAAGTTTTCGGCTATGGCTGGATTCGACCCTTCGTACGATATTGGGTCTAAACGCCTGATGGAGACGAAAGCGATTCTCCTCCCCGCATGGGAGAAGAGCGAAGGGAACTGGCGGGATATGAGGGAGGAAGGGGCTGGCCTGGGTTGCCAAGTGAAGGTAAAAAGTAGAGATCGTCCGGTCCCGAAATTTGTCAAAGCTTCAACCTAAGCCAAAATAAAATTGGTACTTAGGGGATGGGTGGGGCTAGTGAGGAAAGCCTGAAATGACCAACCACCATCGACGTATAACGGGGAAGAGAAAAGACTGTGGATTCTGGGGCCGCCGGGGTCCGCAGAGATTGGAGGAGGAAAAAGGGTAACCCTAGGGATGAAAGGGTCCCAGCGCTCTAGGCGTAAAAAAAA